CTTGACCTCCGATGTCAGCGTTAACTGCGGAAGTAAGGGAGAAGCTGTTGGAAGCGTCAGCACCAGTGATCAATTTGTAGTAGTCACTTGGGCGAAGAACGCAGAAACGACCGTCGCTAGGAACATCATTTTCGTCCATCTTTTGTGCAGCACTGAAGAAAGCAGCAACAAGATCAGCACCCGTGATAGCAGCAGGAGTACCTGGAGTATCAGGAGCGGAGAAGTCGTTGTTAGCAACATCAAGCTGTCCACCTGTTTTGTTAACTTGGGACAAGTTGGTAGCTGAACGAGCAGCAGCGATGAACACTTTAGCAAGAGCGGTATCGAAACGAACGGCAAGAGCTTTACCCAACTCGTTAGCGTATACGCTGCGGATGTCGTAGTGGTTCTTGATGTCGTCGATGTTCGACAAGAAAGTGGAAGCAACAAGCATCTTATCGATGGTGATGATCTTCTCAGTTTTCTTGATGTCGCTAAGGTAGCTGTTACCTCCGTCTGCGATGTTTTCACCAGGAGTGTGGTAGTTAGCAGAAGCGATTCCTGTTACAGGGAACTGTGCTGATTTACCATTCTCGATGGTTCTGATGGTGTGTAAGGGCTTGAAGATGTTGGACTCCTCAAAGGTTTGCAGAATTTCTCCGCTGAACTTTTTGAGAAACAACTGGTCGTTATCGGACCCACCTTCAGCAAGACCTACACGACTGGGGGATGTATTTCCGTTAGCCATAATATATGATCTCCTATGTTATAAGTTATTGTGAATATGTTTGATTACCAGTGACTTTCACACCTTTCGTCTTCACAGGATTGTCCTCCGCAGAGGGTCGAGGGACTAGTTGTTGCTAGTTGTCGATTAAATTTAAATATAAGTAAAAGGGAAAAATGCTTGACTGTCAACCTCTTCGACCACTTGGACCAAAGTAAAACCCTAGGATACAAGGCAGTATTACTGTGCATCCCATAAGGCTGATGTGTCCAGAAGATATAGTGAGCGGCTCTTGAGCTGCTTGCCAACTGATGAGTCCGAAAAAGAACTCGTTGATACCTTCTCCGTCTGCGTTTGTGATGGTGATGATTTCTGCGGTGGGGAAGAGGGTACAAAGGATGATACACGCACAGAGCGTAGACACCCCGATAACAGCAAGAACACGACGAGTAAAAGAAACAAACTCCCCATTACCGCCTTTATTGATTTCAGCTTGTAGTCTAAGGAAATTGTCGTTGTTACGAGCCTCTCTCGCCATTTCAAGATCGTGCTTCTGTTGCTTAGATTCAAACACATAACCAAAAACCCCTTTAAGAATCGCACCCATAGCAGTAGAACCACCGCCCGTGATAAACAACATAAGTAACTCACCCATCTCTTCACCTTCCGTATGTTTTTAATCTGTCCACAGTACCACGAAGTATATCTAATTCTTTCTCTAGATACCTAATCCGTTCAAACTGTTGGAAGTCAGATGTTATTGGTTTGTCTTGCATCTCTAACAAATGATCTAGGTCTGCTTTGGATTGTTCTGCAAACTTTTCTATGTGCATCATCCGTGCTGACAAGTCGCCAAGTAAAGTCCCTTCGTGTTGTACTCTGTCCAATCCACTATCAAGTGCTATGATCTTATTCCATACTACACTGTATCCCCAAACCACGCTACCTACCACAGCTATCACTTTAGCCATGAACGCCAGGTTCGCTTTGACTTGGACATTGTCTCCTAGTTCTGTTGCCATAGTCTTTATCATAAACAAAAACCCCTACCTAGGGAAACAAAAATAACGAAACAAACCTAGATAGGGGCTTATGAATGCGATGAATAATGAACTATACTATAACACTAAATATTACTTACAGATAAGCGTCTGTCAATCTCTTCGTGATATGCTTTGTCACCGGAGCGATAGCGTGGATCAGACTGGGCACGAGCTAATTCCTGCATACTTTTAAAAGGCATAGTGGATGATCCAGATAGATTGCCTTGGGTAAGTTTAGGTTTACTACCTGTAGCATTTTGATACCTAGCGTACAATCCTTGCACTGCTAACTTAGCTTGGTTAATTGTACCACCTGTGACCGCCTCATCAAAAGCGTCGATCTCTTCTTGTGGTAGATTCTCATTTGCCCACTCAGCCATGGCATCGTATTGATCGCCCGCAACTCCTTTGATTTGTGCTTCTTCAGATTGTAACAATGCTTGCTGACCAGCTGCGTAGCTGTCAACCAAATCCCTAGGAAGTCCAGCTTTCTCTAAAGAGTTATAAGTTTCCTCACTAAGTTGACCGTCGTTTTCAAAGAACTCTTTACTAGCTTCTGCAATCGTTTGATACGCTTCACTAACATTCTCTTCAGTTTGTTCTTCTTTGTCCTCAGCTTCCGTTTCACTTTGTTCAGGTTCTTCCGTAGCTTCTTCCTTAGGTTGTCCAAGTTTCTTTTCCAGCTCGGAGTACGCTTTCGCCATGTCCGCTGGGTCTTTGAACTTCTCTGGGAGCCATTCCGGACGGTCGCTTTGTTCTTCCGGTAGTTCCGTTTCGGCTTGCTGCTGCTCGGTGACTTCTGTGGGTTTCTCTTCGGTGGGTTCGATTTCGCTTGGTGCTTTCTCATTAATCTCTACTCGGTGTAATTCAGCCATTTGTTATTATTCCTCTTGCGGTGTTTGTTGTTGTGAAGCCATGTACTGCTCTTGAGCTGCGTTGATAGCGGGTGCTACTGCGGGTGCTCCGAGTTTCTGTGCCATCTCCATCATCTGTTGCTGTTGCATGGCTTGTTGAATTTCTTCTTCTGTCTTGATTAATCCTTCAGTCTCAATACCAAGTGCAGTAGCACGACGCTTGAAGTAGTCAGATACATTTAAGTATTGAGTAACTGCTTGTGGTCCTACTACTTGATTAGCACCAGCAAGGAACATATCCAACCTGTTAAGATCATTACCACGACCGAGTGCTTCAACACCAGTAACAATAGTAGGCTTAACAATATCTTTAGGTATCTTTGGTAGACGCTTATTCCTAGACATCTTGTCCATCAACCTAGCAACTATAGGAAGCTGTAGCTCTTGAGATAACAGAGAGTAGAGACCGCCCAGAGCAGCTTCAAGCTCTTGACTTAACATGCGTATCTCTTCAGCGGTCACTCTCTCTGCATCCCTCACAACTCCCGATGTCAAAAGAAATGCTTGGCTGAGACGATCTGTTATACCAGTCATCGTGGCTTGTGCAGTACGAAAGTCATTAAACTTATTTAACTGCAATACAGATACATCTCCCTCACTGCCTTGTACAATCGCACCGTTGGGTGCTTCAGCTAATGTCCGTGCTCTTGTTGTACCATTCGGATTAACCATGAACAATACTTTAGCTGCTGCTGCACTACCTTCTACGATTGCTTTGGTCAGTGCTTCTAAACTCTTTAAGTCTCCGAGGTACTCTTCAACAAAGCCTCTGCCATAGTCCTCTCCATCAATCTGGGTGTAACGAAGTGGGAGCCACGGGGACTTGTCGATCGGATACTCACCCATACTTTCTTCGATGAGCATTCCTTTAACATCCTGGTAGACTTTGTACTTGTCATCTTCTCTGACGATTGCGGTGTAGAGGTCACAGCTGTTCTCCTTTTCTTGACGGTATACTTCTTCTCTTACCGATTCAGGAAGCATCATAGGAGCTACAGTTTCTTTCACTGCTATGTGTGTAACATTACCCATCGGGTCTCTCTTGACTACATAACGATCAAGCTTGAACACACGCATACCACCTTCGTCCGGTAAGTACAACAAACTGTTACCTGTTATAAGTAAGTTCTTAAGTGCTTGGAAGATACCGTTCCTGAAGTTCTGTACTTCTACTTCCTGTGATACACTACGCTCTACATCAGCTAATGCTTTCTCTAAGTCTGTGCGTAACTGCTCACCACCCTCTGGTCCTAACTCCTGCTTCGCTTTGTCCAGTTCATATCTATCTATAACAAGACGAAAGAACGGAGCGTTAGGTGGTAACAGTGCTAACAATAACTTACTGCTAAGATTCAGTACACCTCTTGCTCCGATACCTTGGTACGGTGTGTAGTACTTAGTAGCGTAGTTGTGTCCGTCAGGTGGTAGTACATAAGGAAGTGTAAGC